TCTAACCACTCTCCATGCCAAATTCCCTTAACAAAATATTTTGGATTATCGTACTTAATTCCATCATCTTCATTTGTCCACCATAGATGTAACATTCCGATAAATCCAAGCTCTTCTTCTTTAGCTTCAAATCCCTGAAAAACGTGTCTTAACCCCAATGATGGAAGAAAGGGAAACTCAGGAGACTTGTAAAACTTATATCTAAACTGAGTTTCCATTGCGTAACGCAGCTCTTCTCGTTGGTTAGTCTCCATTGAATATCCTCTTCATCCGTGTGGTCTTTTTTCTAAATTTGGATGGGGTGCATTCTCATCTACACATTGTCGATAAGGTCTAACATTATTTCGATTAGACCACCTAGTACCTCTTTTGTGGCCATCGTTTGACTCTATCCAATAGCCCCAACAACCAGCCTTAACTTGTCTTACTGTTTCACACCCAACAACCATCCATGTCGCCATCATTATAAAAATTAATAATAGCTTTTTCATCTATTCCTTTCTGTTTTTGTGAATGTCATATTCCTCTTACTGTCTTTCTATTTTTAGCTGTGAGTAGTGTCTGGTTGTTCTTAATTTGGGTCTACATGGAAATACATTGTAAAAACCATACAGGAACACCAGTAGAGTATAGATAACTATCTTATATAGCTATTATACCCTATATGTTTATAATTGTCAAGTCTTTAAATGTTGTTTAGGAAGGTCTAAGTAAATGTTTTTTTATCCTGAGAATGGTTCTAATTCTTTTATCATGTCATCCACATCTTCTTTTGTGGGGAATCTGCCCATGTCTTCTTTGGAGAGAAACAGCTCTCCACTACGAAATATATCAAACTGACCTTTTTCACCTGCTTCTATTTCGCACGTATCCATGATATTACTATTAATGTGAGCAGACAAACTTGCCGCTTGAGGATAGTAGTGTCAAGATGTACAATATTTTATAGTAAACATGGTTTTCCTTTACCTATACATTTCTACTAATTTTTGAATCAGATTCATCGCCACTGAAGTTGCTGGAATGACACTACCTAACATGACTGCTTTATCGTTCCAGTAAAATCCTACGGCAGTCCAACATCCAGTACCAATAATATAAAAAACTTGACCATATATGGGTAATCCCGCATTCTGAAGAAATATTCCAAATATAGCAGCAATTACCCCTATCCATTTGAGATAGCTATCTGGGCCACCCGAAGGTGTGCTGGGAGAAACTTCTTCAAACTGAGCCTGCATGTCCGAAAGTTCTTCCTGCAGGCGTTTCTTTTCTTTTGAGAGTTCCATAGCAAGACTTGCGGCCTTGCCCATCTGTCTTTCTTCTTTATATTCTACTTGCGTACCTTCTTCTTCAGACATAATATATTTTCCCTACGTTCAATTAAATTTGAATCTTCTATCTACGTGCCTAATTTTAGATATGCCGTGATCATAGATGTAGGCTTCTTTAATTGGGCCATCAATATTCTTATCCCAATAGTCCAAGAACTTTCCAATCCTTGGATAGTCTGGTAGTTGGTCTTTTGTTTGCCAAATAAATTCATTCACTACACTTAAATAATCTGGAATATAATAAACTACCTGTACTGATGCAACAGTCCATTTTTTGATTATGATCTCTACCACGCAAGGTTACCTCCATGTATAAAGTTTTTGTTATGGTAATTCGCTTTCTTTGTAGTGAAAAAATGATTCACTATTAAACGATTTATCACAAATGTACATATCAAAATGTGGTTTATTTCCTACTTCTAAGTGGTGATACTTACATCCCCATTCTTCTAATTGATTACGAGTGAGTTCTGTAAAATCATCCCCCGATACGCACCCCCTAGCAGTCCAATATGTAATGATATGTCCCTTATCATATAGGTCATTAATGACATCTATTCTAGCATAATGTGGTGTAGCTTTACTATATTGTGATGCCTCATCAATCTTATGTTGAAATGGAGTGTCACATATTGTTCCATCAACATCAACGTATATTATTTTTTTCGATTTCATTCTCAATTAACTTCATCTAGATATTTCAAATCGTTTTTAGCTTCTTCAAGTTGTTCATACACCATTTTTAGAGCTTCCTTTTGTGCGGCAGCATGTTCTTCGATAACCTTTTCAAATGTTGCTATTCTGTCCGTTACTTGCTGTCTAACTTTTGGATACATACTATTTGGCAGCTTCTCATATTTATTTTCCTGACTCATTCACCTGCTCCATTTGTTTTTTGTTACTAATTTCTTGTCTTCGTTTAGACAAATTATATAAAGCTGCAGCTATTTCTTGTAGTGCCTTATCATCCATATAATCTAGATAATTAATTATTCTCATTTTCCTTGTATCATTATCAAGTTCAAGTTCCATCTGACCATACTCCTTTTGGGTTATTTTTGGTTTTATGTCTTTCCATTATTAGCTTCCTTGCTGAAGGATTATCCTCATTCCACCGTTTGGCCCTAGCTATACACAATTTTTTATTTTTCTCATACCACTCTTTCTGATTTTTTCTTTTCTTCTTACTATTCTTTTGTTGTTCTAGAACTGCTTCTTTTTTTCTATGATACCACTCTCTCTTTTGTCTCTTTCTTTGAGTATTTTGATTCATAATTTCAAAGAGTTGATGAAAGTTGTCCCTATGCAAGAAGCTCTCTCCAGCCGTATTTACATATCCAATAAGAATCTACAATATCAGTTGTAGGATTCGTTAGTTTATTTGATTTTGGTCTAAGGGTTTTCTGAAGGTCTGATGGTGTATTAGATTCCTCATAAAATGCGTCACACATTAATTCCTTGTTCGCATTACCCTTCCCTGTGGCATATTTTTTAATAACTGTGGGTGGTATTGATGTGAAGGTCTGGTTTGCTTTATACATTTTATGTTTGAGTAATCCAGAATTTTCTGCAACAGAACGAACATAAGATTTGCCAGAAGTAGCAAATGCATATCCCTCTATGAATACTTGACATCCACCAATTTTACTCATAGTCCAATCTGAAAGTAGATCATGTCTTTGTTCCTCTGTTTCCCATTCTGGATATGTCTCTGCGTGCAAATTTAAAATCTCATGTTGGGTGGCCCGTTTGAGTCGTTGTGCAGTTTCCAAATAATATACATCACACATATCAAAACTAAAGTGTCTATTATCATTTGTTTCTTTCCATACGCATATTGCCGGTGATGTTAGTGAATAATCAATCCCAGCCAGTTTCTTCATCATGTATAATACTCTCTGCAGGTTCTTCAATCAGATTACTGCAGAAAGGACAACATTCAATAGCCTGTTTAGGCTTTTCATCTTTCATTTTATATTTAATGACATATTCCTTATCGCAGTAATCGCATAATATCTCATAAAGTATATAGTCATCTTCATTTATCTTAATTTCTATAGGCATCAATTCCCTTATTATAATTTAAATAGTCTCTTTTAAAGTTAATGGTTTTTTACTTTGTTCTTCTTTCATTTTACGTTGTACTTCTTGTGAACATACTAATGAAGTATCGTAAACGTATTTGTTCATCTGTGGTGAAAGCCTCAAATTGTCTCCAATCTTTTCCAAAAACTGTTCATAATCATAGTCTCTTTCAAATCCATCTACGGTACATTTGACTACAGCAAATACTTGTTCTGGTGTCAACATTCGTTGTACATTAGGATTCACAGCCATGGTGAGAAAATATTTTGCATACCAATATTCCTTCTTTACATGGGGCCATAGTTTGGGGGTTTCTTTTTTTGTTTCCGTTACTTCAGTTTTGATTTCCTTTTCTGGCGCTGTTTGCCCAAAATTTACAGTACATCCTGTAAAGATTATAGTAAATATAATTATGATGATTGATTTTTTCATCTAGTCCTTGTTAAATTATTTCACAACCTCCTGCCGTACATGCCAACTCTTGACTTGCTATGGTGTAGTCTTGTGATTCGTATTTTGATAGCTCTGCCCAATCCACATTTTTAGGCATCGTCTTTAAGGCTTCTTTATACTCTTCCTCTGTACAATCTTGATATGGTGCCTGACGATATACATGCTCACTAAATGGAAGAAATGATATACCACTAATAGAATCAAAATGATCATACACCCAAGCTGCTACTTCAACCCACTCATCTTCCTTTACGGAAATTGTAACAGATGGTTTATGTTCACACCAACTTTCTGCATAAACTTTCCAAAGTTCTAGTTGTTCCAATGCAGTCATATCATTTCGACAGGTTGCCCCTTTTGGACTTTTTTGTGGAAATGAAAATACTGTCGTATGTTCTGGTTTTGTTATATCCACCTCATTTGGAAATCCCATATCTTGCATGAGTTTACAAAGAGGGTCTTTATTGTCTGCTCTTACAGTTCGTATATAATGGGGATTATGACGAGCATGAATACCACTAGCACTATCAACGAGCTGAGAAACAGTACCACTCGGTTTAACGCACGTGATTGCTGCACTAACTGGAATTCCAAGTTTGTCTGCCCATTCTTTATTTGTTTCATAAGCGATATCTCTAAGTTCTTCTAACAAGGTATCTAATCCTTTTTTAGATCCGTTTGTAAGAGGATTATCCATTATTCCTGTGAGGGATACTCCCAATAATCGTTCTTCATCACAATTCTTTTTCCACTCTCTTGAAAGATATTTGAACTCAGTAAGGGTTGATTGAAATGTTCCAAGGATAGCCGCAGTTCTAACTTTTTCTTTGAGAGATTCGCGAGTGTCCTCTCGTCTGACAACGCACTCAGACAGGTTGCAGAATTCTCGTGACCGTAAAATGATCTCGCTGCAAGGATTTGTGCCAAAGTCCTCTCTGGTAGCTCGTCTAGTAATAAATTTTCCATCTCCATCTTTATATCTTTCATTTAATTGTTCAACTGTTTTTTTGGCTGACATGCCATTATATATTCCACGCTCTCCTGACTTTGAATCGTATAGGGAAAGCCACTCTCGCATGAAAGTACCAACGTCTGGTTTTTCTTTATAGTTAACCGAGTTGTTTGCAAGCGCTCTTTGGACATTGTGTGTATGCCACTCACCATGCTTGGCGAAACGCATCTCACGATCATTAAGGTTAGACAAGCTAATGAGAGCGCTCCTACGAACGCCCCCCACAACCACGATTTCTGCTGTCTTACATACGATGTCATGACATTCTACTGGATGAAGTTTTCTCCCTAAAGAGCTCCTAAAAGTATTTATTGTAAATTTAAACAAATCTACTAGCGGTGCTGGGCCTGAAGCCCGTCCACCAAAGGTCTTGAGGGGTGCACCGGCTTCTCTTACCTTAGACACATCCCACTTTGGAATATGACCACCATACAATAATGATACTAATTCTTTAA